TGATGACATTCGTAAGCTACAAAGCAACACTGCAGCAGAGCTAAAGGCTATCAAGGCTCAACTAGAGAACGCCAAAGAGCAAGGCATTGTACGCCCACCAAAGAGCGATGAAGACATTCAAGCTTGGGCTGACAAGTACCCTGACGTTGCAGCTATTGTTGAGACTATTGCTGAGAAGAAAGCACAGGAGAAGTTTAGCTTTGCAGAGGATCGTCTACGTCAGATAGATGAAATGTCTGAAGAGGCTAACCGTAGTAAGTCTATGGATGCTATTCGTGAGTCACACAGTGACTTTGATGATCTCAAGGAAAGCGATGAGTTTCACGATTGGGCAGGAGAACAACCTAAGTGGGTACAGGATGCTTTGTATGAAAATCAAGATGATCCACGCTCTGTAGTACGGGTCATTGATCTATATAAGGTAGATAAAGGTTTAGACACTAAGTCACGCAAAAAGTCATCTAAGGCTGCTGCGTCTGCAGTTGTAACCAAGCGTTCATCTAAGCCAAGTGAGGCTGAGACTGAAGTTTCTTTTACTGAATCAATGATTAGCAAGATGTCTATGAAAGAGTTTGAAAAGAACCAAGACGCTATTATGGAAGCACAACGTACAGGTAAATTTATTTATGATCTTTCTGGGGGTGCAAGGTAAATAAAAGCTTGACAACAAAAGATTACTAAGTATAACTATACCTATGAATTACTACTTTGAGAAGCAAGCCCTACTTTATTGTAGCTACCTTGCTTCTCAATTACTACTAAGCACAACATATTAGTTAAGACCTACCTGAATTTACAGGCCCGTTATTGTAACGCCACCCTTCAAAATGCAGCCTCTTCAACTTGTGTTAAGCTTACTTAAACCTAAGCCAAACATTCAATGGAGGATTCATTATGGCTTTTACAACCGCAACAGGTTATGGGAATTTACCAAACGGTAATTTTAGCCCCGTAATCTATTCAAAAAAAGTACAGCTTGCATTCCGCAAGAGTACAGTAGTTGGTGACGTTACCAACTCAGACTATTTTGGTGAAATCGCTGCACAAGGCGATACAGTCAAGATTATCAAAGAACCAGAAATCTCTGTTTCTGAGTATGCACGTGGCACAAATGTCACAGCACAAGACTTAGACGATGAAGATTTTAATTTGGTTATTGACAAAGCTAATTACTTTGCTTTTAAGATGGATGATATTGAAGAGGCTCACAGCCATGTCAATTTCATGGACCTTGCAACTAGCCGTGCTGCCTATCGTTTGGCAGACAATCATGACCAAGAAGTTCTTGCGTACATGTCAGGCTACAAGCAGTCTTCTTTGCACAGCAAAGGTGATACCCTTAACACAACTGTTAATGGTACTAAAGCTGTAGCTTCTGCTGGTTCTAACGAACTGCTCTCCTCTATGCAACTGCATAAAGGTGACTTTGGTAACATCACTACAACGTCTGCTGGCACTCACTCAATTCCTGTGACTGCACGTATGCCGGGAGCGACTTCGTTGCCAACTGCTACCGTTTCACCTGCAATGATTATCTCACGCATGAAGCGTTTGCTTGATCAACAGCAAGTTGACTCACAAGGTCGCTGGCTTATTGTTGATCCAGTATTTATGGAAATCCTTGCTGATGAAGATTCACGCTTCATGAACGCTGATTTCGGTGAATCAGGTGGTTTGCGTAACGGTCTGTCCGTTAACAACTTCCACGGCTTCCGTGTATATTCCTCGTCTAACTTGCCAGCACTAGGCACTGGACCGGGAACATCAGGCACTGCAAACCAACTCACCAACCTTGGTGTTATTGTTGCAGGACATGATTCTGCTGTCGCAACTGCAGAGCAGATCAACAAAACAGAAACATATCGTGACCCTGACAGCTTTGCTGACATTGTTCGTGGTATGCATCTATACGGTAGGAAGATTCTTCGTCCAGAAGCAATCGTCACTGCCCGTTATAACGCAGCATAAGGGAGTTATATAATGGCTACTTTTGATATGACCGCGAAAGCTACTGCTGGTGTTGATTCAGACAGCATTGCAGCAGCTACTTCTCGCTATCAAGCAATGGGAATGTACATGCGTGAAGCACGTTTGGACATTGCTAAAATGGTTGAAGATGGTTACTCTTGTACGAACGGAGACATCTTTCAGCTTTTAGAAATTCCTGCTAACACTTTGGTATTGTTTGCAGGTGCTGAAGTTGAAACAGCCTTTAATGGTACTTCCCCAACAGTAGATATTGATTTTGCTGCTGGTGATGATATTGTTGATGGTGGTGACGTTTCTTCTGCTGGTTTCTTAGCTTCAGGAACAAATGGTCAAAGTATGGTGGTAAATACTGCTGCTGCAGATACGTTTACGGCGCATGTAACAACTACAGATACGATTGATGTTAAGTTAATTGCATCTTCTGCAGATGTTACATCGGGCATTCTACGTCTTGTAGCTTGTTGCATTGATACTGGTCCTCGTGGCCGTGTTGCAGCAACGGAAGTTGACCGTGACCTCTTGGCATAAGTCAATAACTTTTGGGGCTGGTTACGTGCTGGCCCCATTAGTGTATCAAACCTATGCAACAAAAAACTCTTGGGGCATAAAAGATTTATTTAGGAAACATAATGGCTCTTACTTTTCTTACTTTAACTAATAATGTTATTACTCGTATGAATGAAGTAGAGCTTACTTCTAGTAACTTTACAAGTGCTAGGGGTGTACAGATACAATGTCAGAATGCAGTAAATGAATCAATACGATACATCAATCAACGTGAGTTTGGATATTCTTTTAATCACGCTAGTAATTCTTCTACCTTAGTAGCTGGTCAATGTAGATACACAGTACCTACAAGCACCAAGTCTATTGATTATAGCACAGCTAGAATTAAGAGAGACACTGATCTTAATGCAGCAGGTAATAACCTAGCAACGTTGAGCTATAATGAGTATATTGAAAAAGACTACGCTAATGAGGAAGATGATGTTGTAGCTACTACGCTAAACGGTTCACACTCCGATAGTGTAGCTACGTTAACACTTGCATCTACTACAGGGCTTGACGCTACAGGCACAGTACATATAGGCAGTGAGCAAGTTACCTACACTGGTATATTAGGTAACGATATTACAGGTTGTACAAGGGGTGCAAATAGTACAACTGCTGCCGCACATTCTAGTGGTGTGGCAGTTACACAGTTTGAGGGTGGTGGTGTACCTAGAAGTATTGTACGCACACCTGATAACAACTACCTCTTATATCCTTATCCTGACAAAGCTTATGCGTTAGTTTTTGACTACTACACTTTCCCTGCTGATTTATCTGCACATGGTGATACTACAAGCATACCTGATCGTTTTGCACCTGTAATAGTAGATGGTGCTACTGCATTTGTGTATCAGTATCGTGGCGAGTTAAATCAGTACCAGTTAAACTTTAGTAGGTTTGAGCAAGGTATTAAAAACATGCAAAGCTTGTTAATTAATAAGTATGAGTATATTAGATCAACTGTAATTAATAGACCACGTGGTTCTGCTAACTTTATGTCAGGTGTCAGTTAATGCCTGATAGTTCACAAGTACAACCAGTAGCATTTAACTGTGAAGGCGGCTTAGTTTTAAGTCGCTCTAGCTTTTTAATGCAACCGGGTGAAGCAATAGAATTACTTAACTTTGAGCCTGATATTTCAGGTGGCTACAGAAGAATTAATGGCTATTCTAAGTATGTAAATCAAGTTGTACCTTTTACAAACAGCACTGCTGAACAGCCTTTAATGGTTACTTTGTTTGCAGATAAAGTTGTGGCAGCTAGGGGTGAAAGAATATATACCTCTGCTTCTACTACTTTATCAATTCGTATTGCAGCAAATACCAGCATGTCAGGTGCAGGTACAATTAGTGTAAAAAGCACTACAGGTTTTTCTTCTAGTGGTACTCTTCAAATAGCCTCAGAAATATTTACATATACAGGAGTTACTGCTAGTAGTTTTACTGGTGTTACTAGAGCCACTTCTAGTACTACTGCTGCTGCACATTTAAAAGGTGTAGTTATTTCAGAAAGTTGGACTCAAAGAGTTACAGGTAGGACTAATGCAGGTAAGTACCATTTTGAGAGATTTAACTTTAACGGCACTGAAAAACTTATATGCGTAGACGGAGTTAATGATCCTGTTGTTATTAGTTCTGCAGATATAAGTAGTACAGCCGTTTCCTCTCCTAATGCTGCTTCAGGTGAGGATACATCATTAGGTGCAGATATTGCTTCTACTACAACCATGTCAGGGTCAGGTACTATTACGGTAAGCAGTACTGCAGGATTTATTAATCCTAGTTCTGGTACTGAGTCTATATTAATTAATAGTGAGATATTTACATATACGGGACTTAGTGCAACTACTTTTACAGGGGTAACTAGGGCTGCTAGTGGGAGTACTGCAGCAGATCATACTATTGGTGCTGCTGTCTCTGATTTATTCCCTCCTACTGTAACAGGTGCTAAACTTGTTACTGCTTTCAAGGAACATATGTTTTATGCAGGGATGCCTAATACACCACAAGAAATTGTTTTTAGTTTACCTTTTGATGAAGATAACTTTTCTGTAGCCCTTGGTGCAGGTAGTATTAGTGTTGATGATACTGTAGTTGCACTAAAGGTTTTTCGTGATAGCTTGTTTATTTTTTGTGAAAACAGAATTTTTAAATTAACAGGAAGTAGTCAAGCAGATTTTTCTATTACTGCCGTTACAAGAAACATTGGTTGCATTAACAGCTTTACCGTACAGGAATTTGCAGGTGACTTAATCTTTCTTGGGCCAGATGGGTTACGTACTGTTGCTGCGACTGCACGTATTGGTGATACAGAACTTGGTACTATTAGTAAAAACATTCAACCTATTTTTGATGAAAACATTAAAGATGCAGGTTCTTTTGACAGCGTAGTTATACCTGATAAAACACAATACAGAATATTCTTTACTAAAGATGGGCAAGCGGCCCCCCTTTCTAAAGGTGCTATTTGCGTTCTTAAAAAAGAAGCGTTTGAGTTTTCTGAATTAAAAGGTTTAAAAGTTACTTGTACATCTTCTAATGTTGAAGAAGGTGACGTAGTTGTATTACATGGCGATGTAGATGGCTTTATACAAAGACAGGAAGTAGGAAATACTTTTGATGGTACAGTTATAGCAGGTAAGTATCGTAGTCCTGATATGGCTTTTGGTGATCCCGGCATACGAAAACACATGCAAAAAGTTATTATTAACTATAAACCTGAAGGAACTGTTGACACAGATTTATTTGTTAGGTATGATAATGAAAATAAAGATTCTGCAAGACCTCCAGTGTATCCTTTTGATACAACTAACTTAGCTGCATCATATGGTACTGCATTATATAGTACAACATCTAGCACAACTCAGTTTGCTTATGGTGGAGGGCACGAACCTCTTAACAGACAGTCAGTAGAAGGTTCAGGTTTTTCTATTGTTTTAAGGGTAGAGGATGATGGACAAAGTAATCCTTACTCTCTCAAAGGGTTTCAGCTAGAATATCAATTAGGAGCAAGACGTTAGATGGGTGCTACATATACAAGACAATCAACATACACAGATGGTGATACCATTACGGCAGATCACACTAATGATGAGTTTGATCAATTATTAGCTGCTTTTGCTGCAAGTACAGGACACACACACGATGGTACTGCTGGTGAAGGTGGCCCTATTAGTACATTGGGTGGTCATGCTATTACCTTTGGTAGTGGGACTGCAGGTACAGACATTGTTGTAACCTTTGATGGTGAAAGTAATGACGGCGTACTAACTTGGAATGAAGACTTAGATTACTTTGAGTTTTCTGATGATTTACTTATTGCGTCAACGGAGAAGATTCAGTTTGGTACAACCGCTAACTATATTAACTCAGGGGCAACTAATCATCTTGATCTTGTAGCAGGTGCTGAAATACATCTTACAGCTACTGATATTAATATAGACGGTGCAGTTGATGTATCGGGTAATTTATCTGTAGGTGGTAACTTAGATGTTACTGGTTCGTTTGATATGAGTGATGCAAACATCACCAACATTGGTAGCATTGCACTAGACACAATTACTAACGATGGCACTGACATTACACTTGACTCATCTGGTGATATTATACTTGATGCTGGTGGTGCTAACGTAACGATTAAAGACGATGGTACATCTATACTTGACATTGCAAACAACTCTTCTGATGTAGAGCTTACAGTTAGTACAGCAGATAAAAACTTTAAAATTAAAGGTACAGATGATTCTAGTGCTATTACTGCATTAGATATTGACATGGCACTGGCAGGTAAAGCTACATTTAATGGGGATGTAGTAATAGGTGGTGATCTTACTACTACTGGTTTGATTACAGGTGGTTCTCTTACAGTAGATGATGTAGGAGTAGATGGTAAAGTTATTACCATGACAGGTTCTTCTGATGATACTGCTGTATTTACTGTAGGAACAAATGGCACACTTTCTATTGAAACGACTGATAATGCTGCAGCCGCTGCTAATATCCAAATTACAGCAGATGGTACAGCAGAGCTTGCAGGTACTACAGTTACACTAGACTCTGGCGGGGATATAGACCTTGCGGCTGCTGATGACGTTAACCTTCCCGTTAATGTTGGTTTAACTTTTGGTAATGACGGTGAAAAGATTGAGGGTGATGGAACAGACTTAACTATTGCTGGTAATAACATTAATCTTACTGCTGTTGCAGACGTAGTAATACCTGCTAACGTAGGTGTTACTTTTGGTAGCGGAGAAAAGATTGAAGGTGATAATACAGATTTAACAATTACCTCTGGTGCTAAAATTAATCTTACTGCTACTTCTGACGTACACATTCCTAATGATGTAGGTATTGT